CGAAGAGGAAGAGGACGACGAAGAGGACATCGAAAAAAACGCAACAGCGGGAAAGGAATAATCGACCTTGCCCGCCTTCTTTATATCGGCGTAACGCTTCTTCGCTGGAGCGAAGCCGAAGTATGGCGCATGACACCGTATAAAATTTTGACGCTTTTCAAAATTCATCGTGAATTCAATCCGGATCGCTTCAAGCCAGTTCCGAAAGAAGTTGATATTGACGACGTGTTAGGGGGGATATAAATGGCGAAAGAAGAGCAGATCAAAACATCAATCGACCTTACAGGCGAAAAAGAGTATCGCGCCGCTTGCAATAGCATAAATTCTTCCCTTCGCGAAATCAATTCCGAAATGAAGCTGGCGACGGCGGAGTTTGCGGACAACGCTTCCGGCGCGGAAGCGTTGACGAAAAAACAGGAGATTTTGCAAAAACAGCTTGCGGAACAGGCAAAGAAAGCGGAAGCGGCGGAAGAAGCATTGAAGAAAATGCGGGAAGCGGGCATTGATCCGACCGATCCCGCCTATCAGAAAATGCAAACGAACCTTAACAACACAAAGGCGGAGATGGCAAAAACCGAAAAGCAGATCAAAAGCACTTCGGAAGAATTGAAAAGTTCCAAAGTGAATTGGGAAGCCGTCGGGGAAACCGTCGGGAAAGTCGGAAAAGCATTCGGCGCGGCGCTTGCCGCATTAGGTGCGGCGGCTGTGGGCGCGGCTTCCGCTCTTGCAGGGCTGACGGTATCCGCTTCTAACTATGCCGACGACCTTATAACGCAAGCGACATTCACGCGGCAGACGACGGACGATCTTCAAAAGTACGCCTACGCCGCCCGCTTTATCGACGTAGAAGTAAACACGCTTACAAAGTCGATGGCAAAAAACATAAAGTCAATGGACAGTGCCCGCAAGGGTTCGGCGGAGTATGCTGACGCATACAAGAAGCTGGGCGTTTCCGTGACGGACGCGAACGGAGAGCTTCGCAACAGCAACGACGTTTATTGGGATTGTATCGACGCGCTGGGTTCTATTCAGAACGAAACGGAGCGGGACGCGCTTGCAATGCAGTTGTTCGGCAAATCCGCGCAGGAATTGAACAGCGTTATTGAAGCGGGTTCGGAAGCGTTCAAGGAATTAGGCGACGAAGCGGAACAAATGGGCTTCATTCTATCGGAGGACGCAGTAAACAGGCTGGGGGCTTTCAACGATAAATTACAAGTGCTTCAAGCCGGAGCGGAAGGGCTGAAAAACGCAGCTTCTTTGATCGCTCTTCCCTTCCTTGACACGCTGGCGGGCGAAGGTATCCCGATTATGACGAAGTTTTCTAAAGCCGTCATGGACGCGGAAGGCGACGTAACGAAGATGGCGGACGCGCTGGGCGAAGGGATTTCCGACGTTCTCAATCTGATTGTTGAGAAATTGCCGGAGTTCATCGACATGGGCGTTCAAATGGTAACGTCTTTGATTTCCGGCATTGTATCGAATGCGCCGACTATCGCTTCGGCGGCGGTGCAGATCGTCGAAACGCTGGTTGAAGGCATTGCGGAGCTTTTGCCGCTTCTCATTGAAGGCGCGGCGCAGTTGATCGCGGGGCTTGCGACCGGATTGGTGAAATCGCTTCCGAAACTTGTTCCGACGATCGTTGACGTTGTATTGAAAATCGTTCAAACGCTGATCGACAATATCCCGTTGCTGATCGACGCGGCGTTACAGCTTATCACGGGGCTGGCGCAAGGAATTATAAACGCGATACCGGTTATTGTTGCCGCGCTTCCGCAAGTAATTTCAAGCCTTATCGACGGGTTGCTATCGGCGATCCCGCAGATCATTCAAGCGGGTATCGACCTTCTGACGGCGCTTGTTGCCGCGCTTCCGGAGATTATAGCCGCAATCGTAGAAGCGATCCCGCAGATCATAGACGGGATTATAACGGCACTTACGGAGAATATACCGCTTATCATTCAAGCGGGGATTGATCTTCTTGTCGCGCTCATACAGGCGTTGCCGGAAATCATCGTGACGATCGTTCAAGCGATCCCGCAGATAATCAGCAGTATTGTAAACGCGCTGATCGGGAATATCGACCAAATCATTATGGCGGGCGTTCAGCTTTTTGTGGCGCTCATTCAGAATTTGCCGACGATCATAGTTGAAATTGTGAAGGCAGTTCCGCAGATTGTTTCCGGCATTGTGCAAGCGTTCGCGTCGCTGGGCGGCGAAATGATAAACGCGGGCGCAAACCTTCTTCACGGCTTGTGGGAAGGTATCAGCGGCGCGGCTTCGTGGTTGTGGGAAAAGGTATCCGGCTGGGCTTCGTCCCTTGTTTCGGGTATCAAGGACTTCTTCGGCATTCATTCCCCGTCAACGGTATTCGCCGAAATCGGCGGCAACATGGCGGACGGCGTGGGCGTAGGCTTCACCGACAACATGGGCGGCGTTGAAGGCGATATGACCGCCGCAATGGGCGGAGCGGGCGCGCTGACGGCGGCGGAAGCAGTAAACGCCGTGAACAACGGCATTATTGCGAACATTGAAGGATTGTCCGGAGCGGTGAACGCGATCGTCGAGCGGGTTATTACCGGATTGACGGCGCAAGCACAGCGTTTCAATCAAGCCGGACAGGACTTCGACAAGAACATAGCTTCCGGAATGGTAACGGCGATCGTACAGATCACGCAGAAAATCCCGCAGATCGTACAAAGCATTATTACCGCATTCACGGCACAACATCAAAAGTTCGTAACCGAAGGAACGAACATCGACAAGAGCATAGCGCAAGGCATGATCGCGGGTATCCCGCAGATCACGGGCAAGGTTGCACAAATCATTCAGCCCATTATTACCGCCCTTCGCTCTTACGTATCGGAGTTCACGGCGGCGGGCGAAGAGATGGTGCGCGGCATTTGGCGGGGCTTTCAAAATATGTCCGGCTGGCTGGAAAGCAAAGTGCGGTCAATGATGAGAGAGATCGTGGCGGCAGTTGAAGCAGAAATGCAAATCAATTCCCCGTCGAAGGTTTTTGCCCGCATCGGCTCTTACATGGCGCAGGGCTTGGGCGAGGGCTTCGCCCGCGAAATGCGCGACGTTGAAAGCACGATCCGCCGTGAAACATCGAACGCCGTTCCGGAATTCCGTTCCGGAGAGGGGCGCGACAAGCGCGGCGGCGGTACGCCTTCCGTTGAAGTCGTGCAAAACATCTATGCGAACGAAACGAGCTACGCCGAACAGCAAAGACAGGCGGCGCGGCAGTTCCGGCAGATTGCGCGGGAGGTTATGGCATGAGGACACAAGAAAAATTGATCTACACGAACGAGCGCGGGGAAAGCATAGAGTTTTCCCCCGCTTCTTCGTATCACGTAAACTTCAAGGACGTTACCGGACTTTCCGACGTGCGGAACGCTATTTACAGCACCAACAGCATGGGGCAGGACGGCGACACATACTTGGGCTATCGGATCGAAAGCCGCGATATTGACATCGTGGGATACATCAAGGAGCGGGACAAGCAAGCGGCGCAGAACCTACGCCGGAAGCTGAACCGCATATTAAATCCGCAGTACGAAGCAACGTTGACGTATGTTTTCGGCGACTTTCGGCGGGTGATCGGGTGCAAGATCGACGACGCGCCGATCTTCAAGCGAAAGCCGATCTTCGAGCAATTCACGGTTAGCTTGTCTTGCCTTAATCCCTTTTGGAGAGAGGAAACGGAAACGCGCGAGGACATAGCAACGTGGATCGGCGGCTTTGAATTCCCCGTTCCGGACGGGCTGGAGCTTTACGACGGCTGGGAAATCGGCTATCGCCAGCCGTCGCTGATTGTGAACGTCTACAATTCCGGCGACGTGAAAAGCGGTATCCGGATCGAGTTCCGCGCGATCGGCGCGGTTACAAATCCCGTATTGCTGAACGTCGATACACGGGAGTTTATCAAGCTGAATATTTCGCTTGTAGCGGGCGACGTTTTAACCGTTTCCACGGGCTACGGTGAAAAAGCCTTGAAGCTGAACCGTGGCGGCGTAATTACTGACGCGTTCCGCTATCTCGACGTTGATAGTTCATACTTGCAGATCGCCGTGGGCGACAATCTCTTCCGCTATTCGGCGGACGCAAACGCGGAAAATCTCGAAGTTTCAATCTATCACAATAACTTGTATTTGGGGGTGTAACGCGGTGGAATTATACGTTTATAGCCGCGATATGACACTTCAAGGGATTGTCGAAAAGATTTCGTCCTTGATATGGACGCGGCGTTATTGGAGTTGCGGCGAATTCAAGTTGCTTGTTCCCTTCACGGAGGATCACGCCCGCTTGCTGGTGAAGGAAAATATCATCATCAAGCGCGGCGGGAAAGAAGCGGCGGAAATCCGCTATATTCACATTACGAAAAATTCACAGGGCATGGAGGAAATAGAGGTTCAAGGAAAGTTCCTGCTTTCGTGGATCGGCAAGCGCATTTTGACAACGCAGATCATCACGAAGGACACGACACAGAACATTCTATACGCCATTGTGAAGCAGACTTGCACGAACGCAGGAGCGGCGCGCAATATCCCGAATTTCAGCATATCCACGACCGACGCAGACACCGGAAGTGGGCAAATCGACTATACTTCCGAACAGTACGTGAACGCCCAGCTTGCGGCGGAAACGGCGGCGAAGGCGGCGAAGCTGGGTATTCGGGTTACAACAAACGCACGGACGGGAAAGCACACCTTTTCCGTTTACAAAGGGCGCGACCTTACGGCGGGAAATGCCGCAGGGAACGCGCCTTGTATCTTTTCACAGGAATTCGACAACATCGTGGAACAGGAATACACGAACAGCGTTGAAAACCTTAAAACAACGGCTTACATCGGCGGAGAGGAAAAAGAAGGCGTTGCGCGGAAGGTTGCCGAAGTCGGCGGAAGCGCGGCGGGGCTTTCCCGCGACGAAGTTTTCATCAATGCAACGGACATCGTGCAGGAATACGAAAACGAGAGCGGGCAGACCGTAACGCTTACAACGGCGCAGTATTTAGCGCTTCTTTCCGCGCGCGGCGTTGAAGAGCTGGAGCAATACGCGGAAACGCTTGCTTTCGGATCGAAGATCAACACGAACGCGAATTTGAAGTACGGCACGGACTACGATTTAGGCGATCGGGTAACGTGTATCAATAAGCGCTGGAACGTCCGCATTGACGTTCGCATAACGGAGATCGCGGAAACCTACGAAACCAGCGGCGAAGAAATAGATATTACCTTCGGCGAGAGCTTGCCCGCGCTTCTGACACAAATTCGGCAGATTACGAAATAAAGGAGGGCTTCACAGCATGGAAAAATCAAGTTTCTTCAACAGCGTTTCGCACGATCGCACGTACAAGGCGGAGGATTGGGCGGAATACTTCGCTTCGTTCATCGGGAACGGCGTTTTCCCCGTCCCTTCGACGGGGCTTCAAGTCGTTGCAAACGACGGAATGAAGCTGAACGTTAAAACGGGCAAAGCGTGGATCAACGGTTACTTCTACTTCAACACGGGCGATCTTGCCGTCGAGCTTGACACGGCGGACGGACAGCTGAACCGCATTGATCGCGTTGTCGTCCGCTGGGACTTAACAAACCGCGTTATGTCGGTGAAGGTAAAATCTTCTTCGTTCAGCGCTTCCCCTACCGCGCCCGCATTGCAGAGGGACGCGGACATTTACGAGCTTGCGCTGGCGGACATCTACGTGGGCGCGGGCGTAACAGCAATCACGCAAAGCAAGATCACGGATCAGCGCTTGAACACGTCGCTTTGCGGCGTTGTTGCCGCCGTCGTTCAGCAGATCGACACGGCGGCTTTTAACGCACAGCTTCAAGCGTGGTTCGCTGAATATCAATCCCTTTCGGCGGCGGAGTACAACACACTTGTTTCGTATATGAATTCGCTGAAATTGCAGGGCGACGCGCAATACAACGCGTTCGAGCAACACATGGCGGACTTTGAAACACAGGCGGCGGCGGACTTCAACGCATGGTTTAACGGCTTGCAAACCGTCCTTGACGATAACGCGGCAACAAACCTTCTGAACATCACGAACGCGCTTGACGCGCGCGTGGATATGCTGGAAGCGGTGCTTTTCAATGACATTACGACAAATCCGTTCTTGATCCTCTTCGATGATCTCGACGGCGTAACGTCTACGGGCATTTGGAACGAGAGTTTGCAGAGGATCGAATGCTGACGCGGTACGCTTGCACGGCGGCGGAATTGTCGTGCGTGATCGGAAACATCTTCGCGGAGCTTTCCCCGCCATGCGCGGCTTGCGGTGCGGAGGTATTGCAGATCACAGGAACAACGGTTACAGGGAACGCGGCAACGCTGACCGTTACCGAAGCGGGCTTCGATTTCGACGGGTGCGCCGACGATACCGCGATAATCGAGCGAATGCGGAAAGGACGGTGCATTTATGCAAAGACCGGAGCGGGAGCGGAAAGAACCGACGGAATTCAACGTGATTGTGAAAGCGAAAGACCTTGTAAAGCACACCTTCACGATCACGAATTCGACGGAGCGCTACCCGAAGAAATACCGCTTCACGCTTGTAAACAGGATACAGGATAAAGCGGTGGACATTTACGAATGCGTCCTTGAAGCGAACGAATTAGACCTTCGGGACGCGCAGGAATACAGACAACGGCAGAAGCTACAAGCAAAGGCGCTGACCTATTGCAAGGAGCTTCTATTTTTCATAGAGCTTTCGCAGGAAATGGGCTTTATTTCTATGAGCAGTTGCGAATATTGGTCAAAACTTGCGCTTGAAGTGAAGTACATGACGACCGCGTGGAAGAAGCGGGACAAAACGAGAGCTTGAAAAACGTTCGGGGTACATCTTGATACGCCTAATTCGTCGAACGCCAACAACGTCCGCAACGTCAATTCGGACGGCTCTTTGAACAACAACAACGCGTACAACGGCAACAATGGCGTTCGCCCGCTTCGGTGGACTATGTGAACGAGTAGGCACAGCCGAAAGCAGAATACCACCATCAAAGGAAGGTGTATCCCGTCGCCGCTATCCACGGCGGGGACGAATACAGGATCGCCGATACCGGAGCATACCGCCTTCCGGCGGCTGGCAAAGGTTATAAACAGCGAGGATTTTTTATTATGACAGACTTTGAAAAGATACACAGTTTTGAAAGCCTATACAATGCCTACCGAAAGGCGCGGCAAGGCAAGAGGTGGAAAGGAGCGGCGGCAAAGTTTGAAGTTAATCTTCTTGAAGCGCTGAACCTATTAAGCGCGCAGATCAGAACGAAGCGCTATACCATGTCCCCGTATAACACGTTCGAGGTATACGAACCGAAGCGCCGCGTGGTTATGTCGAACAGCTACAAAGACAAGGTTGTTCAACATTCGCTTTGCGATAACGTGCTTGAACCGATTTTGACACGATCGTTCATTCGCGATAACTACGCGTCGCAGGTGGGGAAAGGTACGCATTACGGGTTAGACAGGCTTCAAGAGTTCATGCGGAGGTTTTACAGAAAGAACGGAATTGACGGCTGGATACTGAAAGGCGATATTTCAAAGTATTTCTATTCGATCCGGCACGACGTTTTGAAAACCTTAATCCGCGAGAAGATAACCGATCCGGACGTTTTGTGGCTTGTCGATCTTATCATCGACAGCACCGAAGGCAACGTCGGAATACCGATCGGCAATCAAACTTCACAGCTTTTCGCCCTTCTCTACCTTGACGGGCTGGATCACTTCGTAAAGGAAAAGCTGGGTATCAAATATTACGGGCGCTATATGGACGACTTCTTTTTGATCCATCACGACAAAGCATATTTGCAGGAGTGCCGGAAGCAGATTGAAGCGTTCGTACAGGCGCGCGGGCTTTCGCTGAATGCGAAAACGAATATCTTTCCCTTGAAACACGGCGTTGATTTCTTGGGCTTTCATACATACTTGACCGAAAGCGGCGCGGTGATCCGCAAGGTGCGCCGCCGGAGCAAGAACAATATGAAGCGGAAGTTGAAGAAATTAGCCGCCCTTCACGCGGCGGGACGGATCGACGCAAAGACCGTTGAACAATCCTATCAAAGCTGGAGAGGACACGCCGAAAAGGGAAACAGTTATCACTTGATCCGGCGGACGGATCATTATTACAACAGCTTAATGAAACCAAAGGAGGCGGCACAATGTCAAAAACATTAGGCAGTTTGACGGTGGGCGCGAAGATTGAAGTTCCGGTTCTTTCGGCGTATCAATCGCGCTTCGGATCGAAGATCGTTTTCAAGATCGCCGACAAGAACCACAGCGGCTACCCGTCGAATTCCGTAACGCTGATTACGGAAAAAATCATTCAGTTAATGTGCTTCGACGCAAAGGAAGCAAGCAACAGCAACAGCGATCGGAAACAATACGGCAATAACCGCTATCAATATTCAAACATTCTGCAATGGCTGAACAGTAACGCGGCGGCGGGCGCATGGTACAGCGCAAAGCACAGCGCAGACGCGCCGCCCACAAACGCGAACGTATGGAACAATTACAACGAATACGACGCGTGGGCGGGCTTCCTTGCTATGCTTGATCCGAAGTTCGTTGCGGAGCTTCTGACAACAACGCAGACCGTCGCAAGAAATACCGTTACCGACGGCGGAAGCTATGAAACGGTAACGTCAAAAATGTTCCTTCCGTCCACCACAGAAGTGGGGCTTGCGAATGAAAACAATATCGCAGAAGGAACGCTTCTTGCGCTATTCAGCAACGACGCTTCCCGCGTCGCTTATCCTACGGCGCAATGCGTGAGCAATTCGGAGTACACGAACAGCAATTTCAGCACGTCAAAGGGCTGGTATTGGTGGCTTCGAACGCCTTATTCGTCGGACGCCTACGTCGTCCGCAGCGTCAATTCGGACGGCTCTTTGAACTACTACCTCGCGTACTACGGCCACATTGGCGTTCGCCCGCTTTGTAATCTTAAATCTTCTATCTTGGTATCTGACAGCCCGAACAGCGACGGAAATTATACGGTAATCTACAATTCCGCGCCTTCCGCGCCGCCCAGCATTACCGCGCCAGCAACGTGTTACAGCGGGCAGAACATCAACATTTCTTGCGCGGCGGCGACCGATCCGGACGGCGACGCGCTGACCTATTGTTTCGAGCGCTCATACAACAGCGGCGCGTGGACACAGGTTCAAGCGTCCGCAAGCAGGACGTTCACGGAAGCGGTATCGACCGCGTGGAACACGTTAAAATACCGCGTCCGCGCAAAGGACAGCTACGGCAATTATTCCGCATACACCACAAGCGGAGATATTGCCGTAATTCATAACCAGCCGCCCGTGATTTCCGGCAGTAATGCCGATCTTGGGATCAAGCGCGCCGATTTCACCTATCAATACAGCGTAACCGATCCGGACGGCGACACGGTGAACGTTGTTGAAAAGATCGACGGAAAGACAATCGCGACGAAGAACGCGATCACGCTGGGCGCGACGCAGACGCTTTCCGTTTCCGGAAATACATTCACGGCGCTTACGAACGCAAAGCACACGATCACGATTACGGCGACCGACAGCGCGGGGAATAGCGCCGTCCGGACGCTGACGTTCACGAAGTCGATTGCGGGCTTCGTTATCACGCTTTCAGCGCCGCTGGAAGCCAACAGCCAGCCGACACGCGCGAATATCAAGGTAACGCGAGATATTCCGGCGGGCGGCACGTTCAAGGTTGAAGCGACGAACAATCCGTTTGACGCTTCCCCCGTTTGGGAGGATTGCACGAACGCGGTTGTTCAAGGCGTTGCACACGTTTTCACAAATAAGATCAACACGGCGGCGCAGTACGGAATGAATATCCGCGTAACCGTCCAGCGCGGCGACGCGCTGACCGCTTGCTGGGTATCGGGGATCGGGGGGAATTTTGAATGAGCGTAACACACAAGAGGAGCGAAAAGCAGATCGGCGCGGCAGAGCTTGAAGCCTTGCGCGCTTCGATCATGGCGGAGGTTGAAGCCGCCCGCGCCGAAACCGAAGAAAGCATTATTTCGAGTATCCGCAATAACCTTGTTTCCCTTCCGGAGCAAGGCGAAGAGTGGAACGAGAAGAAAAGCTATATCACGGGCGACGTGGTAACGCTTGACGGCGTGAGCTACACGGCAACGCATTACAGCCGTGGAAAATCCCCTGCTTCAAATCCGGACAAATGGACGCGCACACCGACCGAAGAGCAGATCGGCGCATGGGCTGACCTTCCGGACGGCGAAGTAATCACGGAGGGAACAAAGGTAACGCACAACGGGAAGAAGTGGGTATGCGTCGCCCAGCACTTCAAATCTTCCGTCTATTCCCCGCGCGTCAATTCGACGAAGTGGGAAGAGATAACATAACGGCAGGAAGGAGGATCAACGATGGACACTTTCACAACGGTTCTTTCCGTCTTTTCTACCGTATGCGCTATCGTGTTCGGCTATATCGCTTTTGTTCGTAACAGGGACAAGGACAAGGAAAGCAATGTGAAGCACGACGCGACAGTTTTAACCGAGATCGGATACATCAAGGCGAACACGGACGAAATCAAGGCGGAGCAGAAGGAACAGCGAAAGACGAATACGGAGTTCGTAACGCGCTTGACCGACGTTGAAGCGTCGGCGAAACAGGCACACAAGCGGCTTGACCACATCGAAAAACGAATGGATCAAGCAGAGTAACACCAGCGACGGCGGGGGCTTCCCCGCCGCTTCTTCATTGCAAAGGAGGGTTCAGCAATGAGCAATAGCAAACTTATTTCGTGTACGCTGATTTCGCCGAACAAGAACAGCCCACGAAATCACAAGATCGACACGATCACAATTCATTGCGTCGTCGGGCAATGTTCCGCCGAGAGGATCGGCGAAATCTTCAAGCCGACTTCGCGACAGGCAAGTTCAAACTACGGGATCGGCTACGACGGGCGGATCGGGCTTTACGTCGATGAAGCCGATCGTTCGTGGTGCAGTTCTTCGGCGGCGAACGATAACCGCGCAATCACGATCGAGGTTGCAAGCGACACGAAGCACCCATACGCCGTGAATGATAAAGCATACGCGGCGCTTCTTGATCTTGTCGAAGATATTTGCCGCCGGAACGGGATCAAAAAGCTGGTATGGAGTACAAGCAAGGACGACCGCGTAAACCACAAGAACGGGTGCAATATGACCGTTCACAGGGATTACGCGAACAAGTCTTGCCCCGGCGATTATCTGTATAACCGACACGGCGAGATCGCGGCGGAGGTAAACAGGCGGCTGGGCGTTCCAGCGGAGGAACAGAAGCCGGAGCAGAAGCCGCAGGGCGACGCGAAGAGCCTTTACCGCGTCCAGCTTGGCGCGTTTGAGAAGAAGGACAACGCAACGGCGTTCGCGGCGAAGCTGAAAAAGGAAGGCTTCGATACCTATATCGTGCAGATCGGCAAGTATTACAAGGTGCAAGTGGGCGCGTTCAGCGTCAAGAAGAACGCGGAAGCTATGCTGGAGAAGTTGAAGAAGGCGGGACACGACGACGCTTTCATTACCTATTCCGGCACGTCCGGCGGGACATCGGCGCAGAAGATCATGGCGGGAAGCAAAGTGCGCGTGAAAGCGGGCGCGAAAACCTATTCCGGCGGAAGCCTTGCTTCCTTCGTCTATTCCCGCGATCACATCGTCAAAGAGCTTTCCGGAAAGCGCGCCGTGATTACCTACGGCGGAACGGTTGTCGCGGCGGTGAACGTCGATGATCTAACGCTTGTTTAACACACGCACAACGCACGGTATGCGTTACACAACGCGCGCCGTGCGTTAATTGCGCTATGAAAGGGGACGCAATGAAAAACAAACCTTCGAGCGGGAAGCGGGTGGCGAAGCGCCGCTTCTTCAAGGCTGACGAACGCTTCGCAACGAAAGCCGTTATTGTGATCGCAATTACAACGGCGGCTTTCATCGTCGCGCAGTACGTTTCATTCCTTGTCACGCGGCAGGAACAAACCGTTCTGATCGAATGGTATTTCCGCGCCGTCGTGATCGAATGCGGCGCAATGATGATGAAGCGTCTTGCCGAAGTAATCGTCGGCAGGATCAAGAAAAAAGAAAAAATCGACATAACAGAAAGCGAGGATACAAACAATGACTATTGATCTTACCAGCATTGCAAACGCCGTGATCGCTCTTATCGCGGCTATTATTACCGCCTTCGTGATCCCGTGGATCAGAAGCAAGACGACCGCCGCACAGTTTGAGAAAATCAAAATGTGGGTAACGGTTGCCGTCGAAGCCGCCGAACAGATTTACACCGGAAGCGGCAGGGGCGAAGAGAAGAAAGCATACGTTGTTGAATTTCTGAATAGCAAGGGCTTCAAGATCGACGCGGAAACGCTGGATAAACTGATCGAAGCCGCCGTCTTTAATCTTCCGGACTACTTCACTATTTCCGGCATTCCGGCGGATACCGACAGCAACAAAGAGTAATTGACCGCGCGGCGGATCGCGCTTCCCCCTTTCAGCCTTCCGCCGCATAAAGAACAATCCCCCGTGCGGGCTTTTGAGCCTTGCACGGGGGATTTTTTTGTTTGGTTCACTTCGTATAGACGACGCGCGCTTCGGCGTTGTAAATCTTTTCGTTATCTTCAAAGCAATCAATCGTGATCGTTACATCATCGACGCGATCAACAATCGGGAGCGTTTGCGAAAGATCGCTTTTCCGAACGTATCCGATCAATTCATCTTCTGCAAAAACACGGACGGCGGGCGCGCCTTCGTATTCGCACGTTTCCAAACGACCGTCAATTCCGATCCCGTCGCTTTCGCGATACAGCTTCGCAAGAACACGCTGGCGGCTATCGAATGTTACGCCGGACACAGGCAAAGAAAGAACGCCGTGCGTAGCTTCAAATTCGCGTCGGCGGGCTTCTGCTTCCGCTTGCGCGCGGGCTTCTTCCTCTTGCTTCAAGCGCGCTTCGGCGGCGGCTTTACGTGCCTTTTTCTCTTTGGAAAATCCTACAAGAGCAAGGACAACGGCAACGGCAACACCGGAAGCGAATTCGCCGATCCTGTCCGGAAGGAAGGTGAAGGAACATAAAAGGAACAGCGCGGCGGCAACAAAAAGAGCGATAGAAGATTTTTTCATTCTCATTCCCCTTTCAAATTGTAAATTTTTAAGGCAGAATTCGCCCATTCTGACCTTTAACACAATTATACGCCCGCCGTGCGCTAAAATCAAGAATAAAGCAGAATATTCACACACGATTTGCAAATAATCAGAATGAAGAGGGATCGCGGCAGAAATGAAGATATACGATTACAACGGCAAAAAGAACATTTGCGG